GCAACTCGTAACCACAATCTCATGTATCGTGGTATCAAAATCGAACGAAAGTTTGCATCACAAAGTTGACGATTATCGCACTTAACTTTACTGGGGGTCGCAAGACCCTCTTTTTTTATGCTATAATAATATCGAAGTAATATGGTATATGGAAAAAGAAAGAGTTAATTTGATTATTCGTAATTTGGAACTTCTTTTGGATTCTCTAAAGGCAGAAGTAAATTCTGATAGAGATGATAAAGTAGACTATAATCCATATAGTGAATATATTGAAGATTATGATGAAGTCTTTGAGGAGGAAAATGACTGAAACAAAAAAAGCAAAAGAACTGGTAAAATTACTTGAAAGACTGATAGAGAAAGATTACCTCTATAGTGAAGAAAGTATCAAAGAAATGAAATCACAATTGCGTTCGGTAAAACAGCAAATTGTTGATATAGATAAAAAGAACTCAAAAGGATTTGGAGCATGAATGTAAAATTGATCAGTGTCACTCCTGATGCTGAAAAAATGATGGGATATGTGGCACGAGTGTCAAATCCTTCTAATCAAGAGAATCCAAAGGTTGCTGGTCTTCTTAAGTATTGCGTCAAACATCAGCACTGGAGTGTCTTTGAGCAGTCATTCATGACTCTTGAGATTGAGACCACAAGAGGACTGGCAGCTCAAATCTTGCGTCACCGGAGTTTTACATTTCAGGAGTTTTCTCAGAGGTATGCTGATAGTTCTTTGTTGAGTACAAGTATTCCTCTACCAGAACTTCGTCGTCAAGATACAAAAAACAGGCAGAATTCTATTGATGATATTGATGAATTTAAAGTTCAGAAGTATCAAATGTTGATGCAAGATCACTTTAGAGATGCAATGGCATTGTATCAGACAATGCTTGATGAGGGTATTGCAAAGGAATGTGCAAGATTTGTCCTTCCTTTAGCAACTCCTACAAGACTTTATATGAGCGGATCTTGTCGCAGCTGGGTGCATTATATAGATTTGAGATCTGCTCATGGAACTCAAAAAGAGCACATGGACATTGCAGAAGCATGTAAAAAAGTTTTTATAGAACAGTTTCCAACAGTAGCAGAAGCACTGGAATGGATCTAAATATTTTATATTGAGGTGAAAATTTTGGCAACATATCCGATTATTAATAAAGAAACTGGTGAGCAAAAGGAAGTAGTTCTGAGTGTTCATGAATGGCCAAAGTGGTGCGAAGAGAATAGTGATTGGATTCGTGACTGGTCAGATCCTTCTACTTGTCCCAAACCTGCAGAAGTAGGAGAATGGAGAGATAAACTTGTCGCAAAAAACCCTGGATGGAATGAAGTTTTAAATAAGGCATCAAAAGCACCTGGTTCTAGAGTAACTAAAATCTAATGGCAAGAAGAAAAAGAGCATCTGCGAATGATCAACCCATTGGAGTTGGTCTAACTGCAAAGCAGATGAAAAAGAAAAAACCATTAAGTTCTTCATACTTAGTGGATATAGACCCACTTAATGATAATCAAAAAAGATTATTTGATTCTTATAAAGAAGGAAAGCATTTAGTTGCATATGGTTGTGCAGGCACAGGAAAGACCTTTATAACCCTCTTTAATGCACTTAAAGATGTATTAGACGAGAATACACCTTATGAGAAAATATACCTTGTGAGGTCTCTTGTATCAACCAGAGAGATTGGATTTCTTCCTGGTTCTCATGAGGATAAGGCAGACATCTATCAAATACCATATAAGAATATGGTAAAGTATATGTTCCAAATGCCAAGTGATGCTGATTTTGAGATGTTATATGGCAATCTTAAATCGCAGGAAACAATTAAATTCTGGAGTACATCATTTCTTCGTGGAACAACACTTGATAATGCGATTGTGATTGCTGACGAATTTCAGAACATGAATTTTCATGAATTGGATAGTATTATTACTCGTGTTGGTGAGAATACTAAAATTTGTTTCTGTGGAGATGCTCGTCAATCTGATTTACAGAAAACGAATGAAAAGAATGGTATTGTTGACTTTATGAGTATCTTGCGTAAAATGCCATCATTTGATATAATTGAGTTTGGTATTGACGATATTGTTCGTTCAGGTCTTGTCAAGGAATACATTATAGCAAAAATGAAATCAGGTTTTTAATGTTTAATCATGTTGATTTGAATCTCTCTCCTCTTGAGAGGGAGACTATTGATGGAGTCAGATATTATTCTGTTCCACATGAAGAAGAACTCCTAAAATTGGTCTCGATTACTTCGGTAACCAGTCATTATAATAAGGAGACTTTTGTAAAATGGAGAAAAAGAGTTGGTGATGAAGAAGCAAATCGAGTCACAAAGGCTGCAACACGTCGTGGGACTGATATGCACACTCTTGCTGAGTGTCACTTAAAAAACATAGAGTTGCCAAAAGTTCCTCCTATCTCTGAGTTCTTATTTAAGATTTCTAAGGGTACTTTAAATAATATTGATAATATTCATGCTCTAGAAACGTCCCTATATAGTAAGCAGTTAGGTATTGCTGGAACCGTCGATTGTATTGCAGAATACGAGGGTGAATTAGCAATAATTGACTTTAAGACTTCAAAAAAACCGAAACCAAGAAATTGGATCGAAAACTATTTTGTTCAATGTGCAGCATATGGTTGTATGTTGTATGAAATGACTGGTATCCCGGTCAAAAAATTTGTAATCATCATGGCTTGTGAAAATGGAGAATGCGTCGTCTACGAAGAAAGAGACAAATCAAAGTACATCAAACTTCTTACCGAATATATTAGAAAGTTTGTTACAGATAAATTGGAACTCTATGGAACCGAATAAGGAACTAGAAAAGGTATTAGCAAGTAAATTTCTAACACCATCTAAATTTGCACTCGAAATCGAAAAGATTGTTGCAGAAGAAAAAATTAACTATATTGATGCTATTGTTCACTATTGTGAACTAAATGAACTTGATGTAGAATCAGTCACAAAACTTGTATCAAAACCACTGAAAGAAAAACTAAAGTGGGATGCTACGAGACTTAATTTTATGAAAGCAACTTCGAAAGCAAAATTGCCCTTATGAAAGTGACCCCATTTGATACCTACCAACATTATTTGTCACTCAAAAATCATTTTACAAATCCAAAATACGACTTCTTTCGATATGGTGCGAAGACCCGTGCGAGTGTCTCTTCATTCAATAAAAGAAGAGATAAATACTGGTTTGAAAAAACTTCCCGTAAATATAATGACGAAGAAGTTGTAAAATTTCTTGTATCTAATTTCGCATACGCAGACAACCCACAAAATTTATGGATTGGAGAAATTATCAGTTCTGGAGAAAGGACTTACGCAGATTGGACAAAAAGACAACAGAGTTTGACTTACTTGTTCAAAGAACAAAGCAACGAATTACTCTCGAACAACGAATTCGAGAATCTATTCAGTTGTTCGAGAGGTCATCCAATAATCTTAAAAAGATTTCTTGGTGGAGACATAAGTCTTGAAACTTTTGTAATCTATGATAGAATATTCTCATTCAGAAAGAAGTTTGATAAAGAACTGAAAGATCCTGTATGGGAAACCGTAAGTTTAAAACTCCAAAAATATTCTCCCTTTCTAAATATTGATGTGTTCAAATTCAAAAAGATTTTGCGGGACCTTGTAGATGAATGACTTTTTTGATTCTGAAATCATTCAGGAAGAACTGAGTGAAATTAATGAAATGCAAGAAAAAATCTACGAGAGTTTTATTTCTTTCGGTAATATGTCCCGTGAACAAAAACTTGAGCACGTTGAAATACTTTCATCCTTGCTTGAAAAACAGCAAGTGATGTATACTAGACTATCTCTTTCTGATGACCCAAAGGCCATCGAAATGAAAGATAATCTACGCAAATCAGTTTCCACAATGGGGTTTCCTCCAGAAACTGATATGCTGACTTTATTCAGTAGTATGAATGCAACAATCAAATCTCTCAAAGATTATATTGACGACTGAGAGAATTTCTGCTATACTATCCGAGTAAATCCAAAACATCCAAACAAATCTAAGGTAATCCAAATGAGCTTCGCAGATCTTAAAAAGCAATCCAAACTGGGTTCTTTGACACAAAAACTAGTCAAAGAAGTCGAAAAAATGAATAATGCAAGTAGTTCAGGTGATGAACGTCTGTGGAAACTAGAATGTGATAAAGGCGGCAATGGTTATGCCGTTATTCGTTTCCTGCCTGCTCCTGAAGGTGAAGACCTTCCATTCGTTAAACTCTATTCACATGCCTTCCAAGGTCCTGGTGGATGGTATATTGAGAACTCTCTGACGACTCTGAGTCAGAAAGATCCAATGTCAGAATATAACACGATGCTGTGGAATAACGGCACCGATTCTGGTAAAGAGCAAGCACGTAAGCAGAAACGTAAACTGACTTATGTTGCAAACATCTATGTCGTCAAGGATCCTGCTAATCCTTCCAATGAAGGTCAGGTAATGCTTTACAAATTCGGTAAGAAAATCTTTGATAAGATTACTGCCGCAATGCAACCTGAGTTTGAGGACGAGGAAGCAATCGATCCATTTGACTTCTGGCAGGGTGCTAACTTCAAACTGAAGGCAAAGAATGTTGCCGGTTATCGTAATTATGATTCTTCAGAGTTTGCCCGTCAGGACGCACTTCTGGATGATGATGATGCAATGGAAGCAATCTGGAAGAAAGAGTATTCTCTCGAAGATTTTGTTGCTCCAGACCAATTCAAGTCTTATGATGAACTGAAGAAGCGTCTTGATTATGTTCTCGGTATCAAAGGAACGACTAAGTTCCAAGACCAAGAATCCGTTCAGGAAGAAGAAGAGTTCCGTCAACAGAATCGTGCAGAATCAAATCCTGTCCCTCAGTCAATGAAGGAAGAACTTGATAGTCTGTCACCTACCAAGACTGATGACGATGATGATACACTCTCATACTTTGCCGCACTCGCAGCAGACTGAGTTAGTTAGGGATTGTGACTTTGGTATTCTCAGTTCTAATCAGTGATTCGTTCACATATTCTGA